TCACTTTGTAGGCATGACCTTTTTGCCTTTTCGATTGCGTATGTACTGCTCGGTCATAACCACCGTCGTATGCCCAAGTTGATCCCTAGCCTGCAATATATCACCACTGGACTCTGCCTTGTCGGTACCCGCCTTGGCGCGCAAGTCGCGCATCTGAAACTCAGCTTTCTGCACGCCGGCAGCCTCTCTGGCCAGGTCAAACCTTCTCCGCAACATCGCCACCGTCATCGGTGTGCCGTCCTCTGTAACGATCAGCCGCGTCGAGCGGACCTTGTGTTCTGACTTCCGGGACATGATTCGATCAATCAAAATCTTCAACTCCCCCGTTATCTCAATCCGACGCTTCGCCTTTGTCTTGCCCTGCAACACCCAAATTTGCCCATCGCGCACGTCGCGCTCGTCCATCATCCGGGTATCGGTCACCCGTTGCCCGGTCAGATAGGCAAGGTCCATCGCGTCTCGCAGGCCCACATCTGCCTTGTCGTGCACGCGTTTGAACAGCGCATCCTCAACATACGTGTCCCGGCCAGTTTCCTTGTTGCCCTTGATGCCCGCGCATGGATTGGCAAGAGACGTGTAACCCTTGTCCCGAGCGTAATTCCAGATGGCGCTGAGCAATGCCTTCTCGCGGTTCGCGCGCACCGGTGCGGCCTTGCGCCATGTCAGGTACTGGCGTACGTGCAACGGCTCAATCGTTTCCAGCGGCGCGGGTGGGTCGTCGAAGAAAGCGATCAGATTCTTCAGCTCGCGCTTGTTGTCAGCCTGGGTGGCTGTGCCTTTGGTGGGGACGACGTCGACCATGTATTTTTCGGCGACGTAGCGGAACGTGATGACCTTGGCGACCAGATCGGTTGCGGTGCGATCACGCTCAAGCTTCGCGTACTCCATGATCGCCAGACCGTAGTCGCTGCCCAGGGGAATTTCCTTGCGGTCTTTGCCGCCCGTGTCGTAGTAGTAGAACACCCGGCCGCTGGCTTTCTTGCGTTCCCGCAGCCTGGCGATCGAGCCGGGTTTACTTGGTCGTCTTCCCATGTCAGCTGGCCTTACGTGATTTCCAGACGGGCTTTTCAGATTCAAATGCGCTGACGGCGGTGACCGCCATCGCGGTGACGCTCGGCCAGCCGTTCACTTTGATCGTATGGCGGACGCCGTTCTTTTTCAGGTTGAGGATCTGTCCTGCCTTGGTCCGCGCGCCAGTGAGCTCGCAAACCTCCTCGTGAGATAGAAACTGGATGGTCATGTGACGCTCCATGCCGCGCGTGGCGGCAGAAGATGGTGATGGTTTATGCAACTTTCTGTTGCGCTGTTGCTGCGTTCCGCCGCCGGGCCATGAGCGTTTGCAGTCGGTAGGCGTGGAACCGTCGACCATCCTGCGATCCGATCTCTAGAGCGAGATCCGCCAAATCCTCATCGAGCCGGCCAAAGTAGTAGAGATGTTCGCCATCGCCCGTCCATTCGGGCTGAGCAATCGCCCAGGTACGCGCTTCGAGGCAGGGCATACAGGTTTTGCAGGAATCCATGCGCCCATCCCAGCAGCCGGACACAAGCTGGTATTTCTCGCCCGGCTTAATGAGGCCATGGCACTCTCCGCACGTGTGCTGCTTGCGCGCGATGGGCGTGGTTTCGGTTTGGAAATCGGACATAACGAATCCTCGCCCGCCGTTCACCGGCAGGCTGTTGATTGATAAAGGGAACGGAAAGGGGGGGAGGTTTAAAGCTGGAAAGCTATGCGGAACTTTTAAATACGTTCTTGTACAAATATGCCTCTCGTGTAGAGGTTTTCGTGCCACACTCAAAGCAGGAGAACTATTCGGTTAACCGGCTTACAGAACGCCACAGTCCATCGAGCACCACCATGAATTCCGCAGACGATCTACGATTCCAGGCCCACGTTCTTCTTGTTGAGCTTGATGCTGCTACAACGCAATTAATGATGCTGGTAATTGCGGGCGAGCTTTCTGGCTCGACCTGGGATGATGCCTTCGCACGTCAAAGCTCCGCTTATTCAGCTTGGGTAACCGCCGTCAGAGGCGTCAAAGTCGACCCAATGCCACTTCTCGACGGTCGACCTCCTGAAGAGCCGCTCACTTCCTGACGTCACGTCAACGCGACCCTTGTAGCTGTACACATAGGCGAACCAGGCGAGGCGATCATGGCTTCACCCGCTTGAACTCGACGACCCAGACCCAGGGGTTGGCGTCCCAGTCGCCGCCGGTGGATTGCCAAAGGTCGCGGAATGCCGGTATCGGGTATTTATGGCAGGCGCCGCCTTCGTCGCTCGCGCACCACTCTCGTAGCGCGCCGCGATGAACACCCTCGGTTACGGCCTGTTCGTAGGTGATGTCCTGCAACCGCTCGACGCGGACGTCAATGATCTCCAGCAGGATGCGGCAGGCCCAGCGCGGCATGTGGATGCTCGGCTTCCAAGTCGGCTGCTCCTGCTCATAAGGAGCCAGTCCATCGGCGGCGTACACCAGCGTGCCGTCGTCGCGCGCCTCGCTGATATCCAAGTCATCCGGTTTGAGGTAAGGGCCGCTCAACACCTCGCTGTGATCGCAGTACCAGGTCTCGCGCACCCACAGCCGGTCGCCGGGCTTGCCATAGGGGCAGCAGTCGTTGATGAAGCGCTTGGTCACAGGTTTGCCGTAACCGTCCTGGCCGTAGTTGGAGCGTCCTACACAGAAATTGCCACTGGCGTCGGTATGCGGCTGAACCTTGACCGGTCGCCGCGTGACCGTCTTCCGTCCATCCAGAATGGCGCGCACCATCGGTGCCGAGAACAGGATCGGCCGTTCTTTCGATTGTGGTGAGGTATCCATCAGCAGTCCATCCAGTTGAGCTGTTTGATGTAATCGCCGCCTGCGCACAGATGCTCGTCGTTGATCGCCTCAATATCCTTGATGTCTGCAAGAGCAGTTTTCGCACGCTCAAGGGCGAGTTCAGCGTGCCCGAGCTGGTGCCGCTTGCGGGCTTTGTAGGAGGAGAGTGCTTTTTCTTTCCCTGGGTACGCGAATCGCCGCCACGAATCCTTTGATACCCGCTTGGCATCCTTGAAGGCCTTGCCCGTAGCTGCTTGCCGTGCCCGCGCCCAGCCTTCCGAGCGCTCCGAAACGATCCAGTAGCAGTGCTCGCTTTCGCGAATGACCACATATTTACGGCAGACGATCGTGACCCCTTCCGGGCCGATGGAGTCGACGTACCGAAAATGGTCGGGCCCTGTTTGCTTCTTTTCTTCAGACATGACTTCGTCCTTGCCGCTATAGCGGCTGACTTTGAAGGGGGAGGGAGTGGCCTTTTGCCTCAATAGGCGAAGCGGCCTATATGGTTGAAACTTACTGTTCTGCCAGCGGATGCCTGTAGGAAGAGGACATGTCACACACCATGGATAGGCCGATCGCTCACCAATATCGTGGGCACGAGCTGTTCATAAAGTTCGACTGGAATAAGCCTAACGATGAAGTCCCTGTAGCGGTACACGTCGTCGAGGCCAGCGAAGTGCCAAGCTTTGCCAACACCGTCGCCGATCTTTCTGGCCCGTGGGAAGACTATCAAAGCGCGCTGGCGGAGGCTCTTGCCACTGCTGAACGATGGGTCGACAGTCAGTTGCCTTGATTCAAGTTGCTAGCTGCTCCAGCGTTTGGCGCAGCGCAGCCTGTACTGCTTCAACCACTCTGCGCAGGTAGTTGAATTCGTGATTCTCCTCGACAGCCTTGTCGCTGACCGGGTAGTGCCACTCATCGCCGAACAGTTCAGTCAGCAGCCTGTCGTGATGCCAGCATTCGTTCGGTGACTCGACGCTTCGCAGGACGTCGATGTCGTGCCAGAGCTCACGCGCCTCATCCTTGCTCAGCTCATCCAGCTCCCAGTCATGTCGGCCGGTCTGTTGCCGGCGGCGCTGGACTATGCACTTTTTTGCGAAGGCGTGAAGGGCATTCCCGCTGAACCGCGTGCTGCTGATACTGCGATCGAGGCAGTTCAGGACGTAGTGCCAATCACAGTCGGCCACGAACTCGGCCACCGTGCGCGGGCCCATGCCGGCCCAGTAGGCGCTCCAGCTGGTGTCCCAGCAGTTGATCGTGATCTTGCCTTGGGCGGTCTGATAGCTCGGGTCGGATTCGGTAGGGCAGTCGCGGCGGCCGAAGTCCTCGAGGAACACGGTAATCGCGTCGAGACGCGGTGCGCCGGTGATCACCAGCTTGGTCACAGTCGAGCGTTCAACTTTCAGCGGCTCGGCCGGTTTTTTTCTGTGGGCATGGGGCGTCCTTTCCGGTTGATAACCGGTCATTGTTGAGCGAATTGGTGCTGGCTATATTTGAAAAAAAGCCAAGAGGGGGCGTCATGTCTTGCTTGATATGCAGCGGGCCAGCGGCGGTAGGTTTGCATGAGGCCTACCAGGAAAGAGTGTGTCCGGATTGCGGAAGTTATCGAGTCACTCGCAACGCTATCGCTCTTTTGAGAAACAACAATTTCCGCTTTGATGTGCATCTCTCTCGATCGTGGCTGGCGCAGCAGCGGGGCTCTGGGGTTATTCCAACAATCGATTCTCACGAGGCTGTCCTCCTCGGCGTTTAGGCGTCCTTATGCCGGGGCATGCCCGGGCGGTGGAGGGTTGTAAGGAATTAGCTAGAGTTTTTGCGTCATGTCGACGGAGGTAGAAATGAGTTGCTTCATCTGCGGGCGTGTCGTCGCGCCCATCTCGCGACTAGATTCTGAGGAGTATCGTTGCCCAGAGTGCGGGCACTATCGAATTTCAAGGACGGCGATGGAGCTTTATAGGCAGAGAAACTTCAGGTTCGATATATACGTGGCCCGGCGCTGGATTGCCGATCAGCAGGGCAGCGGGGAAATTCCGCTGATAGATTCACAAATGGCGGCAAGGCTTTTGCGGCATTAAGCGGCTGGCGTGATTCGTAGAAGTGGGGTATTTATCTGCAATCTCACACTGGCAGGAGGCCGACATGAGGTTGCAGAGCGATGTAGATGCGCTGGCGGCTATCGAAGAAGACGCTAAAGCGATGCTGAAACGGATAGGGCTGCCGGACGACACAGTGAAACTGGAGGTGGTCGTGTTCCTTCGGGAGGTGATCAACCTGGCCAGCTACATGGAGTCGTTGCATCGAATCGTTGAAGCTCCGAGCAGCGAGTGAACCAGCCGACAGGTGACACGCTCGTTCAACACTTCTCAGTGAACCCTCGCCGTTTTGCCCGAATCTATCTGGGCATCAGGAGACGAGTTATGAGATGTATGTGTTGGATCTGCTGGGGCGAGGCGTATCGCAAGGGCATCTACGGCGATTGGGACGACGTGGTGTGTTTCAACTGCGGTCATTACAAGATCAGCCGTCGCTTCTTGGCCGGACAGGTCGGGAAAAAATTCGATGTCTCTGCAATGCGTGAGAGCTTCCAAGCTGAGCAGGCGCGCGCCCTAGTTCCCATTGTCGATAGCCATACCGCCGTATTTCATACCCGCGCCAAGCAGCCTGCTGTGAAGGGTGATTTGCCGGGCTGGCCTGCTTCGGTGATGAGATCGCAGCGGCTGGTTGATCAGTGACGCAAGCCGAGTGCTCGATCATTCCCGCCCATCCTACCGTTCGAAGTGGCGCAACTCTGATAAGTGGGGTATTTGTGTTCGGCCCGGCATGGGGCCGGATTAAGGAGTTGGAAAATGGATCAAGAGGCAAGAATTAGCGCTCTAGAGCACCTCGTGGCGGCTTTGGTTCTGGCGCACCAGAGCAACGGAAACGACATCCATCGTTTTTTGGGTGATGTCCGGGCTTCCATCATGGGCAGTAACGGACCAGGCGGGCCTACTCAAAAAACTGCAGCAGTAGAAGCCCTCAAGATTCTGGAGAGCATCACGGGCTAATTACTCGTCCCGGCCAAGCCTGAACGCTTCACGGTCAAATGCCAGCTTCAACTTCCGCGACACGTTTTCCGGTATTACGTATTCGTGTCGCGGCGGCGGCTCAAGCAACGGAAGGGCGCCGCCCGGTCCAAGGCCGTGCAAGTGGTGAATCATCAGCGTGATGACCTCACCTGTTTCCTCTATGCCGCTCCAGGCCATCAGTTCAGCAAGGGCTTGGCGCGTACCGGGCAGGCAGTGCAGCCTGATCTCTTCTTCGCCGCGGCTCTTCCTCTTCGCCGCGGCTTTCTCTGAGCGCTCCGCATTGCTCTTGGCCATGGCCTACCTCTTCAATTCCGCTGGCCGGCAAGTCCAGCCAGGTCTGTTTGCGGCGCTGCTGCACCTGTTTGCTGATGCGCTTCATTTTTCGGCGAACGTAATGCCGTTCTCCTGGGCGATCAGCTTCACGCGGCTGATGCGCATGTCGAGCGCGGCGGCTGCCGCCGGTGCGGTCTTGCCGGCTTCGGCCTGAGCCTTGACCTTCGGCGCGTCTTTGTCGCGGAGTGCGCGCAGCTTTTTGCTGTGCGGGGTGGCGCCGAACATTGGCACCTCTGCGCTGACGCCGGCCGGGATCTGTTGGGCGTGTTTGCCAGCGCCGAAGAAGTCCTCCAGCGCCCGGTTAATCTTTGCGGTTACCTCGTCGCGCGGATCAGGAAGGGGGACGCCGATCACTGGACACCTCCCGCCGGCCGGTTGGCCTTCTCTTCGAATTGCATTGCGATGTCATACGCCGCCTTGAAGGTTTCACGGAAGGCGCGAGTCTTGCCGCTGCTCAGGTCGATGACCCGATACATCCCACCGCTTTCGCCGGACACTTGGAAGCGGACCTTCTTTGGCGGCATGACATGGTCAACGCGCTTGAAGAACTCCAGTCGCGCGGCGTGGGTTTTCTGGAGCAGCACACCTAGTTCGTCGATGCGCTCTTGAAATGATGGATGCATGGCAGATGCCTCGGTGGGTTAGGCGGTAGCTGGAACGGCTTCGCGAAAGCGCGACGGGCTCCAGTCGCAGGATTCGTCCGCCGGGATGTGCCCGAACATCGCGGTGCAACGCTTGCAGTGCACGCAGTCGCCGCAGGTCTTGCCTTCCGGCAGGTTCATCTGGTCGGCGTTATCTGCCGACCGTGGAAAGGGCGCTCGTTGCTCACTCATGGCTGACTCCGTGGGATGGGGTTGCGTGTATTCGTCAGCACTCTGTGCCGCCTGCTGGTTGCCGTTGGGCGCAGGGGAGAGTGCTGACGGATAAAGGCGGGCGAAGAAAAGGCCCAACTGGACGGGAGGGCCTTTTGTGTAGCAACAGATGCAGTGATTCTCGGGTTCCGGTGTTTTGGGCGGGACCGATCAGCGCCAGAACGCTGCGACCCCGGCGATACATCGCCACCGGCCTCGGTGTACACGTTGCGGATCGGTTGGCAGCGCTATAGAGCAGGGCGGTTCTGGCCGCACATGACCCAGCGCTGCGCCGATCAAGATGATCAGGAGCATGGTGATCTCCGGTTGATTGCAGGTGTCCAGCGTCTGCTGGGTTGGCGTCCGCATCGGGGAGTGATCGAAACACCTGGACGCTACGCCCGCTTGTTTCCCGCCGCGTTTCTGGTATTGGCTGGCAGACCCAGCTCAGGAGATTTACGGGGCTTTGCGATCCTAGCGCTGCAGCCCGCTTGGGCACGCTTCGATCACTCTCCGATGCAGCCTCTTTCGAGGTGATCGGGTGGGTTCAAGGCAGCTTTCAGCGTGACCACCCACGCTCTCAACCATCGCTGCATAACGGCAGTTAACGACAGGCTGTCGTGGCGCTGGTTGTCACGCGTCGTAAGGCGGCTTCTCGCCGATGCGCTTCAGCTTTTCTTGCTGGAACGCCTCCGCGATATCGAAGGCCTTGCATGGGATGAGTTCTGGCGACACACCGCCGAAGGACACAAGTCCAATCATTGCTGCAAGTGCGTAGCTTTCGATTTCTTCATGTTCATTGCGCGTCATCGTGATTCTCCGGTTGTTTTCCCAATGCACCCGTCACCAGGTGCATCAGTGAAAATTTCCGTCCCATTTCCGCCGGAAGGGGCGGGGCGCATTGCTTGCCGGGTCATTCACACGGTTCTGGCGTTTCACCATCGGGCAGCCGTCCAGGTTGTTCCTGTCGTTGGCAGGCTTTCGGGCCTGTCTGCTCGCCGGTCGCCGGTAGAGGCAGTGCGGTCTGTTGGTTGTTGCGCTAGCTGTTAAAGAGCGGCGGCTGTTTAGGCCTGGCCAGTTGTTCGCTGGCGATGGAGTTAATTTAGAAAACTAAACAGATTCCGTCAATAAATATTTTAGAAATCTTAACAGTCAGGGCGAGCGCTGGATCCGTCAGGCGGTCCTTCACAAGTCTTCCGATTCACTTTCTGATGGGCTATGCTCGGCTCAATACTGGATGGACATACAGCATTAAGGGGGTCGTTATGGCTAAGCCACAAAAGCAGAAAAAGCAGGAGAGGGCGGTAATGTCGGGGCTCGAAAGACTGGGCCTACGCGTCTCTTCGATGATCAATCATCCCATTGCTCAGGATCAGCGTTGGGTCACGATCCACCGGCTCGACACTGATGGCGATCGCGAGTGGGAAGAGGTGATGCAACTGCTTTCTGAGGCAGGCGGAATCGAGATGATCTTCAACGAGGAGGACGAGTCTGTAACTCTCAAGTGGGAGGCATCATCCGAAAACGATCCGCAGGTTGAGGCGATGGACGAGTTTCTTGCGGTCGAGGAGCCAGCACCTTTCTGACAGGCACAAAAAAGCCCGCGGAGTGGCGGGCTTTTGGCTGCTTCTTCAAGCCTTCCTGGCATTCCAAATCAACAGCACCTTTGCGTGGATGGTGACATCGTCGATTCGGGCAGTCTGATTTTCATAATGTTGGTTGTCGGAAATAAGCCGGTAGTTATCCTCGTCCAAGCGCATGATCCGCTTGATGTAGAGATCCTGGTGCCACGTCACCACGTATATCCCCTCCCCAACGAACTCTCTGATGCCACGGTCAACGATTACTAGATCTTTATCATTGATCGTGCCCTCCATCGATTGCCCCCACCCCGTGATCATCGCGAGTGCAGTAGGCGAGGTGTAGGTAACACCTTTCTCGCGCAAGATTTCCTCGCGCACTACCAGGTTTCGGACGGCCTCGTTGTACTCGGGCGGCACTTGCCCATGGCCCATGGCGGCGCGGATATCGTATTGAGGGATCAGTATCTCTTCTTGGCGCGGGCGTAGGCTGGCGAAACTCGCAGGTAGGTACGCCTGACCTGGTTCAGCAGGTTTGTCCGCTTCTTCGGCAGCTGCAAGCATCGTCTCTCGCGCTTTCTCCGATAGGTTCTTCCCTGCTTTGGATGCCAAGAGCTGGGCGACCAGCGCGGCGGTGGACGTGCCGGCCGGAGTATCGTCACGAGAGTGCCAATCAGGCGAGCCGGTGCCATCCGAAAGCCAGTCCGGGGAGCACTGAAGTGCTTTCGCGAGGGCGAGCAGGTTCTTGCCCTTTGCGCCGTTGGTCCCGTTCACCCAAAAGCTGACTGTGGCTTTCGACACGCCAGTCTGTTTGCTCAGGTCGGTGGCGCTGAGGTCGAGTGCCTTCATGCGCGAGATAACGCGATCTTTGAATTCCATATTTAGGATTCTAAACATTTACTTGTTTAGATAACTTGCCTTGTATTGTTAAGAACTCTAAACTCGCCTAAGACACAGGAGTCAATCCATGACCTATGACGAAGCCCTAAAGCATTACCGCACCGGTCGAGCGATCGGCGAAGCGCTGCGCGTAACCGGTAGCCGGGTCTCGCAGTGCCGTACGGCGGGTGGTTTCTCCTACCCGATGCAGTGCGTTCTCGAGAAGGAATCTGGTGGAGCGCTGATCGCGAAGCTTGAAGACGAACCGTCGCAGTCCGTGAAGCAATCTGCTTAAGCCCGACGAGAAACATTTTGCAACGACTGATGGCACGCAGCCACATAAACAAGATTGAGGTTTTACGAATGCAAGATTTTCTGAAGGCCTGCGACGACGTGGTTGACGAAGCCAATACCAAGGAGCTTGCCACGCTGATGAACATGCCGCCGGTGAGCCTGCTCCAGCGGGCGAATGCCAACTACGACGGTGCTTGGTTTAACGCGAAGCATCTCTACGCACTGCTTCTGCATACGCAAGACATGCGTCCTCTTGCAGCGCTGGCTGGCGAATTCGGGTACTCGATCGTGAAGCAGGACCAGCCGGTTGCGCTGGGAATTCATGAAGCACTTGGCCGCGCAACGCTGGAATTCGCTGAGGTTACCGTCGAGACGCACACGGCAATGGCTGATGGTCGGGTCGATCAGGTAGAGCGTGCCCGGATCTTGAAAGAGATATGCCAGGCGGAAGAAGCACTGGCTCAGCTGAAGGCATCGGTAAAAGTCGCCTGAATCGCAGCCATAAAAAAACCGCCTGGCAGGGCGGTTCTTTCAACAACAAGCAAAACAATGTGGGGCCATTATGAACACGATCGTCGCTCCAAGCAATACGGTCAGCATGTCCAGCCGAGAGATCGCTGACCTCACTGGCAAGCAACATCAGCATGTTGCCCGTGACATAAAGCGCATGCTCGCCGATCTGAATTTAGATGCGTCCACTTTTGGACGCATCTATTTCGACGGTATGAATCGTCAACAGACTGAGTTCGTTCTCTCGCAAGACTTGGTCATCACGCTGCTTGCTGGCTACAGCGCGCCACTTCGATACCGTGTCGTGACACGTTTGCAAGAACTCGAAAACGTGTCGCGACACGACATCGCGATCCCCAAAACCCTCCCCGAAGCTTTGCGGTTCGCTGCTGAACAGGCCGAGCAAAATCTTCAGCTTCAACAGGTAATTGCCAAGCAGGCGCCGAAGGTTGATGCGCTCAACCGTTTGGCCAAAACGCAGGGCGACGTTTGCATCACCACTGCCGCCCAGATCCTTGGGGTTCGCCCAACCAAACTTTTCGGATGGCTCAACCAGAACCGGTGGATTCATCGGCGCACCGCTCATTCAAGTTGGGTTGCCTATCAGCCTCGACTGAACAGCGGCTGGCTCAAGCACAAACTCGTCAAGGTTGGTGGTGGGGAAGGGCAGGACATCAAGGTGGTTGAGCAAGTCATGGTCACCCGCGCCGGCATCGTCACGCTGGCTGAACAACTTCAAGGAATCACGCTGTGAGCGTTCAAGCAATGTCATGGGCGCTCGGCTTGCCCACTCAAGTTCTCAAAGACTCCAGCGCTCGGCACGTGCTGCTGTGCCTGGCCAACTACGCCGGCTCGAACGGTACCGGCGCCTTCCCATCCGCTACCACCCTGGCCGAGGACACTGGTCTGTCTGAGCGTACCGTGCGTTACAAGCTGGACGATCTGGAGAAGTCCGGGCTGATCAGGAAGGGAAATCAGGCGATCGCCGCCGTTCACATCGACCGGCATGACCGCCGCCCAGTCGTTTACGACCTTCAACTATCGCGGGGTGCAAATACTGCACCCCGTCCTGAGCGGGGTGCAAATGACGCCACGGGGTGCAACTCACAACAGAACGGGGTGCAGCCTGAGACAGAACGGGGTGCAGCGGCTGCACCCAATACGTCACTTAACCATCAGGAAACCGAAGAGCAGCTGCAGCAGCGTGAGATCGATTCCGCTGTCGCCGACCAAGACCGGGCCGCCGTCGAATCGCAAGACGACCGCCAACGCTTCGCCATGTTTGCCACCTGGGCTCCGAACGAGAAGGCGCTGTCGGATCAGATCGCAATCGCCGGACTTCCTGCCGATGCGGTTCCTGACGCGGCGATCCGGGCCTTCATGGGGTTCTTCGTTGCCAAGCCAGCGACCGTTGATACCTCGGCAGGCTGGTGCTACCGGCTGGTGCAGTGGGTCAAGCGCGAACGCGTCAAGGCTTCGGGGCAGGGCAAGACGCCTGACTTCGATGACACCAGCTGGGCAAACGATCTGGGAGACCTCTGATGGAAAACAAGAAGCCGCGCAGCACCGAACAGCTGCTCAGCACGATGGGCAATTTACCGCCGGTAGCGCTGGTTCAGCCGAAACAATTGCCGCCGGGCACCGCCGAGGTCGTCAACGCGCTGTTCAAGGAGTTGCAGGCGATTTTCCCGGCATGGAAGCAGGCTTGGCCGGATGATGAAGCGCTGAAGGCTGCGAAGCGCAGCTGGATCAAGGCATTCCTTGCGGCAGGCATCAACCAGTTGGAACAGATTCGGTATGGACTGCAGAACTGCCGGCAGATCGGCGGCGACTTCGCCCCAAGCGTCGGAAAGTTCATCAAGTGGTGCCAGCCAACGCCCGAAATGCTCGGCATCCCATCCCACGACAAGGCCTTTCGCGAGGCGCTGGAGAATTCGCATCCGAGCCGTTTCGGCGCGCGTACCTGGTCCCACGCTGCCGTGCGCCATGCTGCGCTCCAGTGCGAGCTGCACAACCTCGGTGATCTGATCCCGGAGAAGGCCAGCAAGGTTTTCGACCGAGCCTACGACATCACCATCCGCCGTCTCGTCCAAGGTCTGCCGCTCGAGGATATCGCCGTTGGCATTGGCCACGACGGTAGCAAGCCACCGATCGAGCGGGCAAACGAGCTGACCGAGCGAGTAGCGCAGGCGCAGGTAGCGCGGATGGGCATTCCGGCCAATGGCCAGGCGGCACGCGAGCAACTGCTACGCCGTCTCGGCCTCACGCCATCGGCTCGGGTCGTCGGGGGTGCCGCCCATGGCTGATCCCCGCCTTGCGCCGGTTGATCCTTCGGATTACCGCTACGCCGTCCACAGCTGCGGCTACAAGTGGGATCTGACTTGCCTGCCTGACCGCGCCGTCGCGCTGTTCGCTGATTCGGCAGCTGCCATCAGGTTCGGTCAGTCGATGTGGCCATCCAGTTGCGAAGTGATCGACATCACCACGGGGGAGCGGGTATGCGCGTGAGCTCGAAGAAACTCCGCGCCTCGGCGAACGGCCAGGACTGCACGCTGCGCATGCCCGGCATCTGCAACCACAACCCGGAAACCACCGTGCTCGCGCATCTGCCTTGCGGGCAGAAGGGCATGGGCATGAAGGGCTTCGACACAGTGGCGGTGTACGCGTGCAGCGCCTGCCATGACGTGATCGACGGCCGCGCCGCCGGCGAGATCGATTGGCAGGACGTCCCACGCGCGATCGCCGAAACCCACGAAGCCCTGATCAGGGCAGGAATTCTCACCGTGAAGGGGGCCGCATGATCGCCTTTTTGGAAAACAATCTGGTTCCTATGTACCTCTGTTTTATGTTCGCTGTTTGCGCCGCGGGTGTGTGGGGTATCTGCCGGCTCGATCGCCGGGCACGCATCGCGCGGGGTGATCGCTGATGAAGCCATTTACACCGAAGCTGTTCAAACCCCAGTCCGGCCGCGCCAAGCCGGTCGACAGGGAAGGGATTGAGCAGGCCGCGCTTATGCGTGAGCTCGAGCTGTGTCACCCGGCCGTGTTCGATCTGATCTATCACGTTCCGAACGGTGGGCACCGAGTGAAGGCAGTCGCGGCCAAGCTCAAAGCCCAAGGTGTGAAGGCCGGTATTCCGGATCTGGTGCTGAACATGGCGCGCGGCGGCTACTTCGGTCTCTATATCGAATTCAAGGCCACGCCGCCGAACGACGCCCCGGTGTCGCCGAGCCAGCACGAGCGGCTACGCAAGCTGAACGAACAGGGCTATCTCGCCATCGTCTGCCGTGGCCACTTCGACGCGATGGAGCAGATCCGCGCTTACCTTCGACTCGCTCCTACAGTGGTGGCTGCATGATCGAGCCAATCAAGATGAATCCTTGCCCGTTCTGCGAAGGGCCTCCCTGCATCATTGCCCGCAACTGGATAACCCAGGAGGAGGTCTTTGAGGAGCACAAACAGACAGACGACTTCGATGAGGCATATGAAGCGCATGTTTGGTGTCATGACTGCGGCGCCCAGGGCCCTAACATCAACACATGCTCCCTCGGCACGTTCGAGCATATCTATGATCTGGAAGTGGCTGATGTGATGCGGATCGCGATTGAGCGCTGGAACGACCGACACAACCGGGCCCGCAGTTGTTACGACTTTGGCGAAAAAGAAGGTTTGAACACTTGGCCGAGGCCTGCGGAATGAGTACCGCCGCGGTGAAGATCACCGAAGCCGAGATCAAGCGGCAGGCCGCCGGGACCGTGCAGGACGTGCGCGACCTCGAAAACAAAGGACTGTACCTGCGATTCAACAAGGCCCGCACCGGTGGTTCGTGGTACCTGGTGTGGAAAGGCGAGTGGAAGCAGATCGGCACCTTCCCCGAGCTGACGCACAAGCAGGTGGTCGCGGCGCTGCCGTCGATTCGACTGCGTCTGGCCGCCGGCGAAGGCGCAAGCCTTTCGAAGTGGGACGCCGTCGGCGAGCTGCTGGATTGGTTCGCCGATCGCATGTCGCGGGACCGCAATCTGTCGTCCAAGCGCAAGAACACCGGCGCATCGATCATCAAGTGCCACCTGAAACCGCGCCTCGGCGAACTGCCACTGATCGGCATCGACAAGGCTGCCCTCGACACGCTGCTGATGTGGCCGCTGCAGGAGGCGGTGTCCATCGACTACGTGCGTTCCGCATTCCAGTTGCTGGCCCTGGCATTTCGGCAGGCGGCCAAACTGGAGATGATCACGTCCAATCCAATGGCGGCGATCCGGTTCAATGACTTCTCCAAGGCAAAGGTCGGCATCAAGCCGTCACGGCTGCGTGGCGTTCAGCTGGAAGGCCTGCTCGCACAACTGGCCGAGGTCATGGACAAAGCGCCGATGGATTCGATGCTCGCGCTGATGATGCTTTGCCATGGCACACGTATCGGCGAAACCCGGATGGCGCGCTGGTCGCACATCAGCCTGGCCGAGCGGGAATGGTTCATCCCTGCCGAGAACACGAAAACCGGTGTCGAGCATCACCTGCCTCTGACCGAGCAGGTATGCACGCTGCTGACCCGGTACCGCGAAGGCCAGTTCGCCCGAGGCTATGAGGGCCAGTGCCTGTTCCCGGCGCGCAATGGCAAGGCGCTGGGTGAGGCTCAAGGCTGCGCCGTGTTCCGTCGGTTGGGGCAGGGCGAGTGGACCAGTCACGACCTGCGCAAGGTGGCCCGCACTGGCTGGGCAGACCTCGGCATTGATCACCTGATTGGCGAGCTGCTAATCAACCACGCGATGGGGCACAACGTGAAGGTTTACATCCAGTCGGACGTGATGAGCCGCAAGCGTGATGCTCTCGAGCAGTGGCACGCACATCTAGATCAGAAAGGCTTTGCAGCGATTCATGGATTGACCGGCTTTAGATTTGAAGATTCCGGTAATTCGCTGCGAGCCACAGAACATAAGGCCTGCAAGGCCATTGAAGAAACAACCATAGGCGAGGTTTCAAAACATGCAGAAAAGGCCAGTGCCTGGCTTTAAGCGGGAACGGATCGAGCTGGAGCCTTGCTCAATCTGCAAGGGAAAAGCGGTGGTAAAAGGACTGTTTTATGAGCTGGTTTGTGCTGATTGCAACGGCTCAGGTTGGGTTGTTAGAGGCAGCAAGTTGGTGCTCTCTACCGACGAGTTGGTCACACAGTTGAGTTTCAAATTGCAGCACGCTCAACGTGAAATTGCAGCGCTGAAAGGTTCGCCAATGATGAGCGAACCACAAAGCCAATACGAACGATCGAACCGCCTGGGGGCGGGCGGCACAAATTACACAGGGGATTGAAGGAATGATGATTCGTAAGCCAGCAGGTCGTCCATTGGGAGATACCGAATACCTACTTGAGCAGTGGGGGTGGTGGCGAATGGATGGGTTGGGGGCGCCCGGTTACACCTCCCCCACGTTGTCGCTGATGCGTCAAGCGGCGGCGAATCCGTCAGCCGGAAAAAATTATTGCATCACCGATGAATGGGCTCTCGCGATTGACAGTGCGGTTGCTCGGTTATCTCATCGAGATCAACAGATGGGCGACATAGTCTGGCTATACTTCGGTGCAAAATGGCCAATGGTTCGCGTCGGAAAACACTATGGGATTGGCGAAAGTAAAGCGAGAGAGTTGGCTCGTGCCGGAGCGGCATGGATTGACTGCGCAGTCACTAGTTTTCGCACTGCAGCCTGACCAATCATTTAACCGTTTCGGCTCCTCGAGGGGGAGTCGATCGCTGTTGACCCTGCAAGTTTCGCATGTGTTATGTTGCAACAGCTAAGGGGGAATTTACTGTGAGATAGGGAGCGGGCATGGCCAAGAAATTAAAACTAAAGAAAAGTTTTTTGGGTGTTTATTCCACCGGCGCCGACGAAAAAGTTGTCGGCGAGCTTAAGTTGAATGGAGCTAAAACGTTACTATCGCTGCATTCCGATAACCATCTGATAACTTTTGAAAAGGCAGATACTATCCAAGGGTTGGGGTATGGCGGGGAGCGTTTGACGCTAGTTGACTGTCGAGGCGCCGGCAGTAGCACCACTTACTTTTCGAGCGAAAAGCAAGGTCATAGGACGGACATATTTCCACATTATGTGATAAAGGGTACAGAGTTTTTGGATCCTGAAAGTGAAGTTGTGAGTGCGATCCATTTCACTACTAACGATTTATTTCACCTCTTTCACGATTTTGATGCTTTTGGTCATGTAATAGATTCAAATACGGTAATAGATGCGGTTCTCCAAGGTAGGAGGCAATCGCGTCAGATTGAGGTGGGAAATAATCCACAGGTCTTTTACTATACTGGAAAAAGTTGTATCACTGAAGTGGATACGGCGATTGGTAAAATATCAGTGCATCATCGACCCACTCACGGTCTCGGAGGCCCGCAAGGCGTATCTATAGAAAATAAAATAGTGGTTAGTATCGAACCGATGGCGCCAGTTTCCTTTTCTGTCGCGATGTCCCAAGTATATAAGATCGCAAATTTCTTATCCGTTATGGCCGGTCGTGTACAAGGTATTAATGATGTTGAAATTACTATCGGAAAATCAATAGCTGGCTTTCCTACAGTACTCGAGGTTTATGAGAGCTACCGTTGGAAAGGGAAGGATAAGATTGATGGCCATAAGCCGGCTGTAGGTGATGTCCCGCTTGATCCCGTCAGAAGGCGAGCCGAATTTGAAACCGTTCTTCGTACTTGGATTGAAAAACATGAAAGGTGGCAGCGGGCACGTGTGAGAAACTTGGTTTGTCTTGGTAAATCTAATAAATATAACGTTGATCGTTTGGTTGCTGCGGCAAATATGTTCGATCTTCTTCCAGAAGACGCGGTTCCTATGAAGTCGACACCTGACATTGAGTTCTCAGATACGATAGCGGAATTTAGGGTTAAGCTTAGGAGGCATTCGGACAGCATTGATAGAAATAGTGTTCTCAATGCTCTTGGTCGAATTGGTAAACCTTCGCTTCCGAAAAAAGTATCTCATCGCGTATCTATAATCGACAAGGAAATGGCTGCCGTTTTCCCTGAGCTAGATTTTGTTGCAAATGTGGCTGTCAAAATTCGGAATTATTACGTACATGGTAGCGCTGGTGATTTAGATTTTGAAAAGGTGGAGCCATATGTTCCTTTTCTGACAGATACGCTCGAATTTGTGTTTTCGGCATCTGACCTGATTGAGTCGGGATGGAATGCCAAAGCTTGGTCTGAGAATCATTACGGTTGGGGACACAGTTACACACGTTTTCGCGTGAACTACCTAGAATTTCTACAAGAGCTCCGAGAGGCGGCAAAAAAGAAATCTTCATAAGTACTTTTCCACGCGGAATAGATCTGTTTTTATTGCAGCGTGAACTGCTGTGAACGCAGCCAGACGCTTTCAAAACCCGGCTAATGATCCGGGATTTTTGTACCTACTTAAAAGCCCCGCCATTGAGCGGGGCTTTTCTATTTTCGGCCCCACGACTGTCTCCTTGCCTAAAGCGGATGCCAGCGACGTGGAGGCCGACTTATTTGAGGACTTCGAATGAACTCGGAACACCAGGCTCTCGTGGATGTACCCTTGTGGCTGTTGGTGCTGCTGAGCATGGCCGGCTTGTCCGGGGAGATGCTGAGGGCGTCAGGTAGCGACCTTGGTCTACAGCAGATCCTTCAGCGCGTAGCGTTACGATTTCTCGCGTCCGGCCTTTTGGGAATGGCCACTTTGCTGCTCGCAATGGCGGTCTGGAATAACCTTTATTTGGCCGCAGGCCTTGGCATCGTGATCGCGGTGATTGGGGCAGATGTCGCGGGAGGCCTCTACACGCAGTTTTTGGCAAGGAAGGCGGGGGTCAGCTCTCCAGCCTCCGATTTCAAGACGAACGATAAATGAGGTGGTTCCGATGCGGCGCCGTTCTCGGCTGCACAAGCAGCGTTGCACCATTTTGGCGCTGAAAACCATCGGGGACCCAGGAGATATCCAAAGAGTACGGGGTCGGAAACCCGCGGGAAAGCGTTAGCCACAGGGCTGGAAAGTTAGTTGACAGCGGTTGACAGGTTGACAAGGAATGCCGGGTTTTTAGCGACAGAGTTCGCATGGTCCAAACAGTGGTTTTTAGTGAAGTGCCCCCCGGTTCTATTGGGCTATAGGCCTTTTCATGCCTGTTCATTTTCTTAAACAGCAGCCCCGGCGCAATGGTCAGAAGGCCTGTCAACTAAGCCGGGTTAGTTGACAGGCTTAACAAGCCACGACGATGGAGGCCGCATGGCTTTTGTAACTCGCAAGGAGTACTGCGAGCTGAAGGGGTGGTCTCGGCAGTACGTTGGCAAGCTGGTCAAGAATGAACGACTGGTTCTGAATGCTGCCGGGCAGATTGATGTGGAAGCCAGCGAGCGGCTTCTGGCCAAGACGAGCGACCCGAGCAAGGCCGGCGTCGCTGCTCGACATGAGCGCAATCGTCCGAAACGGGATGATCAGCCACCGCTGGAAATAGTCATCGCAGACTTTGTAGATGACCCCTCTGGTGAGGTGCCCGACTTTCAAAGGTCACGCGCGCTTCGTGAGCACTACCTGTCGCTTCAGGAAAAAAATAACTTCCTTAAAGCCCAAGGCACTTTGGTAGAGCGCAAAGCGGTCGAGGATGCCGCCTATAACGCCGGTCGCTTACTGCGTGATCTTTTGCTTGGAATGGCTCCACAGCTCGCGCCTGAACTGGCCTCGCTGTCTGATCCATGGCAAATCGAAAAGCGTCTGACGTCGGCTTTACGACAAACACTGGAAGATGCTGAGCGGCTGTCTGCAGCAGATCTAGAACAAGCCATTACCCCGAGCTAAACCTATGTCCTTAGAAATGTCGAACGGTGCGACGGTGTACCGCGAAGCGTATTTCCGTGGGCAGCGACCAGAGCCTGACGTCTGGATTGACCAGTGGGCCGATGAGTACATGCGCATCCCGCGCGACACGGGGGCGGCCGAGCCTGGTCAATACCACACTTCGCGCACCCCTTATGCGCGTGAACCGATGCGCTGTCTGTCACCAGCCCACCCGTGCAAACGCGTGGTGACCATGGTGGCTTCGCAGTTGATGAAAACGCAGATCGCCTTGAACTGGATCGGCGGCCTGATCCATATGGCCCCGTCCAACATCCTGACGTTGTTGCCCAGTCTGGGGTTGGCCAAGCGGGTCTCGTCGCGCATTGGTAAAACCATCAAGGCAACGCCGGTTCTGCGTGAGCGCGTGGCGTCCAACCGCTCGCGAGATGCGCGCAACACCATGGACACGAAAGAGTTCGAGGGTGGTTCGCTGTACATCACCACAGCCGGTTCTGCGGCCAACCTGGCGGAGCTTTCCGCCCGCTACATCTACGGCGACGAGGTTGATCGCTGGAGTGTGGACGTGGGTGAAGAGGGCGACCCGGTCGAACTGGCCGAGACTCGCGGCAGTACTTTCGGCCGTAACGCCAAATTTTATTTTTCCAGTTCGCCGACGGTCAGGGGGGCGTCACGGATCGCTGAACTGTTTGAGGTCAGCGATCAGCGTTACTACTACGTGCCGTGCCCAACCTGTGAACACATGCAGGTGCTGGAGTGGGAGCGGTTGCATTACTCGGCGGATTTTCAGGTTGTGCATTACCAGTGTGCCGGCCCCGACTGCGACGTACTGATCGAGGAGCGCTATAAGGGCGAGATGCTGGCAAAAGGGGAGTGGCGAGCACACACCCAAGGCGATGGCGAAACCGTTGGTTTCAACTTGAATGCGTTGTACTCGCCGCCCGGCTGGACCGGTTGGGCCTCGTTGGCCAAGCAATTCGAGAAGGCTAAAAAGGCTCAGGCCAAAGGCGATCTGGAGCCGATGCAGGTGTTTTATAACACTCGGCTGGCCAAGGTCTGGGATAGCGCTCAGGAGCAAACCTCGGCCGATGTGCTGAGGGATCGGGCGCGGCTGGAAAGCTACAGTCTTGGCTCAATGCCCGACGGCGTGTTGATGCTGACCGCTTCGGTTGACACCCAGGCCGACCGCCTGGAACTGATGGTGATGGGGTGGGGTGTCGGCATGGAACGCTGGGTGGTCGACTTTCAAGTGATCGCTAGCGACCCTACAGATGAGCGCACCTGGGCGGCGCTGGATGAACTGCTCAAGGCCCGTTACCGGCACCCTTGTGGCGCTGATCTGATGATCATGGCTACTGCGGTCGACTCCGGTGGTAACCATACGGATGAGGTCTATCAGTTCTGCCGTATGCGCCGATGGCGCAACGTGTTCGCCATCAAGGGAGCGAGCAAGCGTGGCCGGCCGGTGATCGCGCAGCGACCTTCGATGGTCGACGTGACATGGAAGGGTCTGACTGAACGGCATGGCGCCGAGCTTTGGTTTGTTGGTACTGACACGGCGAAGGACTGGATCTATAACCGCTATGTATTCGACACCGGCCCGGGAGCGCTGCACTTTGCCAACGACCTGCCGGGTGACTTTTTTGCCCAGTGCGTGGCTGAGCGCAAAGTCACCCGTTACGTCAGGGGGCATAAACGCATCGAATGGACCAAGGGCAAGTCCGAGCGCAACGAAGCGCTCGATTTGTTGGTGTACAACCTGGCCATGGCCCATTACCAAGGCATCAATCGCTACCAAGAGCACGATTGGGCACGGATTCGGAAGGCGATCTACGAGTCGGTTTCGGGCGATAGCAGCCAGCCCGTTCAGAGCGAACGGCTCAGCCGGCCAGTCGTAACGCCGGCCGCACCAACGGCGCCGCAACCCGCCGCCGTGAAATCACGGCTGGCAGCCGCTCCCCCACAACGCCGCAGTTCCACCAGTGGCTACCTGAAGAGACGCTGATATGTCATTTACGAAAAAGCACCTCGACGCGGTTGAGGCGGCCATTGCTCGCGGTGAGAAAACTGTGCGCTACACCGACCGTACCGTTGAATACCGCACGGTCGATGAACTGCTCGCGGCGCGCGCGGAAATACGCTCGTCGCTGGCACGGGACGCAGGGCCACGTTCGCGCGTGGTCCGCCTTTATCACGGGGGCAAGGGACTTTAATGGCCCGACATTTTCCGACGTTGACCCGTAACGGCTTTGTGCTGCCGTCCAACATCAAGGCCAGTTACGAAGGCGCTGGTGAAGGCCGCCGATCCGCTAACTGGAACGCTCCCGACAACGGGATCAACAGCATCAACACCCCGGCACTGCGCAATTTGCGGTCGCGCTCCCGGGCAGCGGTTCGCAATGACCCGTATGCCTTCAACGTCATCGACAAGCGCGTCAGCAACCTGATCGGCACCGGCATCACCCCTCGGCCAGCGACCGATGATGATGCCCTGCGCAAGCTGCTGCAGGAGCTGTGGAGCGATTGGGTTGATGAATCTGATGCGGATGACCGCACCGACTTTTACGGCCAGCAGGCGCTGGTGGCGCGCACGGTGGAAACATCGGGTGAATGCTTTGTTCGCTTGCGTCCTCGCAGTCGGGACGAAGGCTTGGCGGTTCCGCTGCAGTTGCAGATCCTGGCGCCGGAGTTCGTGCCGCACGATAAATTCGAGAGCACCAAGAACGGCAACGTCATCCGCGCCGGCATCGAGTTCACACCCGGCGGCAAGCGGGTGGCGTACTGGATGTACCTGTCGCATCCGCGTGATGCGGCCTCGCTGAATGCTGGCTATAACCAACTGGTCCGCGTTCCCGCCGCTCAGGTGCTGCACATTTTCGAACCGGTTGAACCTGGCCAGTTGCGCGGTGTGCCGCGATTGTCCCCGGTTCTGAAACGGCTGCGCAGTCTGGACAACTACGACGACGCGGTGTTGTTCCGCCAAGAGGTGGCCAACCTGTTTGCCGGTTTCATCACGCGCCCGTCGCCTGACGCGGGTCCGGCTCCACGCGATCCGGTCACCGGCGCGTTATTGGATCTGGACCGCGACGGCTTCACGCCCATGGTCGCGCTCGAACCCGGCACCATGCAGGAACTCGGCCCGGGCGAAGAGGTGGAATTTTCCAAACCGCCGGACGCGGGCAACAACTACCCGGACTTCATGCGTCAGCAGTTGATGGCTGCTGCAGCGGGGTCGGGTACGCCTTACGAGATCCTCACCGGCGACATGCGTGGGATCAACGACCGAGCATTACGGGTGGTGCTCAACGAGTTTCGGCGCCGCCTGGAACAACTGCAATTCAGCGTGTACGTCCATCAACTTTGCCGCCCGGTGCGGGCTGCGTGGATGGACATGGCGGTGCTGTCGGGTGTTCTGGTGCTGGACGATTACGCACAGAAGCGCCGTCAGTACCTTCGCACTCGCTGGGTACCGCAAGGCTGGGCCTATATCCAGCCGGTTCAGGACGTGCAAGCACGAGCGATGGAGGTGAGAGCCGGTTTTTCGTCGCGCAGCGAGATGGTTTTGCGTACCGGCTACGACGCCGAAACGGTCGATCTGGAAAACGCCGCCGATCTGGCACGGGCTTCAAAACTGGGTCTCAACTACAACACCCTTGATGCCGTCGAAGACACCGACGACAAGGAGCAACCATGAGCAAAAACGCGAAACCGCGTATTTACAACCGCGCCGGCAAACGCGTCGAGGTCAAGGACAAGACCTGGTATGCCGTTCATGCCAGCGGCGAGTCCACCGAGCGAGTGATCGAAGTCTTTGTCTATGGCGAGATCGGCGCGTGGGGCATCACTGCCAATCAGTTTGTGCAGGATCTGCGCGCCATGGACGACGGCGTTTCGCCGGTGGTTGCCGCGTTCAACAGTATCGGCGGTGACCTGTTCGACGGTCTGGCCATGCACAACGCGCTGTCGCGGCTGGGCGAGCGCTGCACCGGCCGGATCGATGCACTGGCGGCGAGTGCCGCCAGTGTGGCTGTGTGCGGTGCCCACCGCGTAGTCATCGCGGCGAACGCCATGTTGATGATTCACAACCCATACACCTATGCAGGCGGGGGCGCCGAGGACTTCCGCCGGGTCGCTGACGTATTGGATCAAACCTTGGAGGCGATCATCGCGGCCTATAAGGCCAAGGCGCCCGACATCGATGAGGCCGAGCTGCGGCGAATGGTTGATGCCGAAACCTGGCTGACTGCCAACGAAGCAGTGGCGCTTGGTCTTGCAGACGAAGTCGGCGACGGCATCAAGGTCAAAGCCTGCCTAGGTCAAGGCGCGGTCTTGCAACGGTTCCAGCACGCTCCGGCTGAGTTGGTAGCGCAGCTCGACGAGGCGCCCGAACCGGATCCGGATCTTGATCCTGTCGATCCGCCGCAGGTGCCGCCCGTCGTTGACTCGGCCAAGTTGGCATTGCTGATCACCCAGCGCTGTACGGCGGCGGGTATCAGCAACCTGATCGAGCCGCTGCTCAAGTCCACTCAGCTTGAAAGTGAAGAGATCGTTACCGTCGGCCTGGCACGCGCGAAGGCGGTGAACGACCTTTGCGTGGCCGCGCGGCTGCCTGAATTCAGCGCCGAGTATGTCGCGGCAGGTCTGGATGTGGCGGCGGTTCAGGCGCGTCTGTTCGATAAGATTGTCACCAGCGGCAAGGGCTTTGAAATCGACAACAGTCTGCCGCTGGCGGATGACCCGGCACCGAAGGTGCTGGCCAAACAACCTGACCCCAACTCGATTTGGGCTGCTCGCCAAGCGGCTCAAACTGGAACCGCGCAAAGCGCGAAAGGAGCACGAGCATGACCATCAAAAAGGAACCGATGCACGCAGGTGAATTCCTGCTGTCCGAAGGCGCCGGAAACATTTCGCGGGAAACGATCAATGTTGCCGCCGGTCCGGCACTGAATTCGGGCCAAGTCCTCGGTCTGGTGACGGCCACGGGCGAGTTTGCCCCGTATGATCCGGCCGCCGAAGACGGCACCCAATCTGCTGTCGCGATCCTTTACGGGCCGTTGGGCGAGTCGGACATTGTGCGCCGTGGTCGCGCAGTGGCACGCATGGCTGAGGTCAGCGAAGCGCACCTGACAGGGCTGGATCCTGAAGCCGAAAAAGATCTGGCCGCTCACTTCCTGATCGTCCGCTAAGACGCTTCCTTCTTTCATATGCATCCCGCCGCGTGCGGGATTTTTCGTTTCTGGAGAGTACCCATGGCCGATATCGCCATTTTTGAAGACGAAGCGTTTACCGTTACCTCGCTGACCGCTGCACTCAATGATCAACCGTACCTGCCGGGGCGCATCAGCGCACTGGGCCTGTTCCGCGAGGAAGGCATCACCACCCTGACCGTGCAGATTGAAAAGGACGGTGACACGCTGGCACTGGTGCCGGCCGGTGAGCGCGGTGGTTCTGGCCTGGTGGTTGCTGCGAGCAAGCGCAACCTGATCCCGTTCAACACCGTGCACCTGCCGGAGCGTTTCACCATTAAGGCGGATGAGATCCAAGGCATCCGCGCCTTCGGCACTCGCACTGAGCTGCAGGCGGTGCAGGACGTGGTCAATGCGCGTCTGGCTAAGGCGCGTCGACAGTTGGACGCCACGCATGAGTTCCAGCGCATGGGCGCACTCAACGGCCAGATCCTCGACGCTGATGGCTCGACGGTGCTGCTGGATTTGTATGAGCGCTTCGGTGTGCAGCGTCAGAAGTTGCCCATGGGGCTGGCTGATGCCGGTACCGAGCTGCGGGTCAAGTGCGGTGAGGCGCTGGACATGCAGGAGGATGCGCTGGGTAGCGTGACCAGTACCGGTTCGCGCGCTTTCTGCGGCAAGAACTTCTGGAACAAGCTGATTGTTCACAAGTCGGTCAAAGAGACCTACCTCAACAGTCAGCAAGCGGCAGCGCTGCGTGGCGACGCCCGGGAAAGCTTCGAGTTCGGCGGCATCATCTGGGAACGCTACCGTGGCAAGGTCGCCGGCGTGTCGTTCGTGCATGACGACAAGGCGCTGCTGGTTCCGGAAGGCGTGCCGGATCTGTACATCTCGGTGTTCGCGCCGGCTGACTACATGGAAACGGTCAACACTCAGGGCATTCCGTACTACAGCATGATCGAGCCGCTGCCCTTCAACAAAGGCATGGCCGGTGAAGCGCAGTCCAACCCGCTGCATATGTGCACTCGGCCGCGCGCCCAGATCCTCCTGGAACTCTGACCGTGGGCTTTCGCGATCTGATCGCCGAGGTCGACGCGGTGGTGTTCGAAACGCTGGGCGATACGGCGCGGATCGAGGGTCGCGAAGAGCCAGTGTTCGGCATGTTTGCCGCGCCCTGGCTGCAACCGAAGTTCGGCAAGCTCAACACCGGTTTGCGCGAGCCGCGCTTCGAGATCCGTGTCAGCGATTCGCAAGGTCTGGAACAGGGCATGCTGGTCAGCGTTGACCTGCCTGCCCTAGATGGCGGCGGCGACTACGACCTGATCCAGCTCGAACCGAGCGGCGACGGTCTGGTCGCCCTGATTCTGAGGTTACGGCCATGAGCGTCGGCAGCTACTTCAAACCCTCGGCCAGCGGCGGGATGATTTCTATCCAGTCCTCGGCCGCAGATTTTCAGGCGTTCCAGGACTTTGCCAAGGTGGTGCCGAAAGCGGCTGCTGCGGCGCATCGGCGGGCGATCAACAAGACGTTGGGACGGTTGCGCACGCACATCGCCCGAGCGGTCAGCCGGTCAGAGCGCATTGCCGTAGCAGCGGTGCGTCAGCGGTTGCGCAGTTATCCGGTTTCCGGCGCGGCCGCGAGCGGCAAGCTGTGGTTCGGGTTGAACACCATCGAATCCAGCCGGATCGGCCGGGCGCGGCAAAGCGGCAGCGGTGTGTCGGTGGCGGGGCGGCGTTACGAAGGTGCCTTTCTCAAGAAGGTCTACGGCAACAAGCCCGATATCTGGATCCGCACAGCCAGCAAGCATTTCAACGCGGACGACTACCCGGACAGCACGGTGTCACCTGGTCGCGGGCCGAGTTCGGGTTGGGTCGCTGAAAACGGCAGTCGTTTCCCGCTGGCCAAAGCCAAGGTGTCGCTGGAGCAAGCCCGGCCGCATTTCGACAGCTGGGTCAAAAAGGCCGACGAGATCCTGTTGGCGATTCTCAAACAAGAACTCAACTTTGAGCTGCAGAAATACCTTAAGAGGATCGGCAATGTCTGAAGAACCGTTCAGCCTGGACCAGCTTTATCGGGCGGTAGAACAGCATCTGCGTACCCACTTGCCGGGCGTGCAGGCCGTCACCGCCTGGCCAGACATTAAGGATCGCGTGTCGCTGCCGGCGGTGTTTCTTGAAGTGGCTGAGATCGAGCCGGGTACCGATATCGGCACCGGCGAAACCTCGCTGGTCTGCAAGTTCGAGGCTCGGATCATTGTTGACCCGATCAAGCCGCACCATCATCAGCAGGCCGTGCAATTGGCGACCCAGTTGGCGGTGCTGCTGCGTGCGCAGACGTGGGGATTGGCAGTTGAACCCGCCGAGTTCGTGCAATCACTGCAGGACTGGACCCAGCCGCACCTGGATGGATACACCGTGTGGCTGGTGGAGTGGACGCAGCAAGTCTATCTCGGCCCGGAGGAATGGCTCTGGCCGGACGAACCGCCGGGGATGTTGCTAATTGGCTTCCAGGACGACGTCAAAGAGGCGTTTGTCCCTGCGGAGGCGATGTGAGCGGCTACGCGAGCGCCCAGCATGACCGCATGATCGCGGGCGCGGTAAAGGCTTGCTACGTGGTCGCGGTGGATCTGTCCGCTTCGCCGCCGGTATGTCGCGTGTCGGATGGCAGTGAATGGGTCAGCGCCTGGGTGCGCTGGCACAGCATCGCTGCGGGCAAGGCCAGGCACTGGCGGGCGCCGTCTTTGGGCGAGCAGGGCAGCTTGATCAGTCCCAGCGGTGACGTGTCACAAGGCACGTTTGTCCCGGGCTTGTATGGCAATGCTGGCCCGCCGCCGGACAACCGCGACCATGTCGAGGTCTGGCGCTTCGATGATGGCGGCTCGCTGATCTACGACTGGCAGGCCAAGAGCTACAGCATCACCCTGCCCAGCGGCACGGTCACCATCAAAGTGGCCAGCACGGAAGCGGTGGTGACCGATAGCGCGGTGAACGTGACCACCGGCAACATCAATCTGAAAGCGGCGGTGATGATCGACGGTGCGCTGCACGTTACCAAGGGCATCACCAGCGCCGGCGCGATCATTGACGCCACTGGCAACAGTAATCACCACACACATTAATTCATTCACGACAGCCCGCCCAGTGCGGGCTTTTTCATGCCTGGAGAAACAGATGGCCAAGATCGATACGCCTTCAACCGATGCGCAAATGTCCTCGGAACCGGCATTATCATCCCTAACTTACTCATCGCCCGAATTCTTGAAATTCCGCGACAAGCTCTACACGTCGCGACAGGTGATCGTGCCCGGTACTGACCGTTCCTATCCGGTCGAAAAGGCGACGGTCCTGGTGCCGGCCTCCGACATCGAGGCGGTTAAGTTCCTGAAAGCCAGCGAAGAATACGAGCCGTTCAAGGAGTGACATCGATGATCGGAATGGATCGCCACACCGGCCTACCCATATCCGGCATCGAGCATCTGCGGCAATCCATTGCCGACATCTTGAGCACGCCGCTGGGCAGTCGCCGGCACCGTATGGAATACGGCAGCAAGCTACGGCGGTTTGTCGATTTGCCCGTTAACGAGGGCTGGAAAAGCGCCGTACAGGCTGAGGTTGCCCGCGCTTTGGGGCGCTGGGAGCCACGTTTGAAGCTCGACCAGGTGCGTGTCCTTTCCGTCATTGGTGGGCAAATCAATCTGCAAATCGTCGGTAAGTACCTGGGCGACGGCGTCACGTTGGAGGTGGCTGTATGAGTACCGTTGATCTGTCGTCGCTGCCAGCGCCGACCGTGCTGGAGCCTCTGGACTTTGAAGAGGTTTATCAGGACGGGCTGAGCGTGTTTCGCGGGTACATGGGCGGTAACTGGACGGCCGCGCTGGAAAGCGATCCCGTGGTCAAGGTGCTTGAGGTTGGGGCCTACAACAAGGTCGGCAACCGCGCCCGGGTCAATGACGCCGGCAAGGCGCTATTGCTGGCGCACGCCATTCGCGGCGACCTCGATCACTTGGGGGCCAACGTCAATCTGCAGCGCCTGGTCATTCAGGCCGAGGATCTGCTGGCGGTGCCGCCGGTGCCCAAGGTCATGGAAGACGACGACCCGTTTCGCGAACGCATCCAGTTGGCCTATGAGGGCTTGACCACGGCCGGCCCGCGTAACAGCTACATCCTGCATGCACGTAACGCCTCTGGGCTGGTGGCAGATGCCACGGCCGAAAGCCCGGCGCCTTGTTTCGTCACGGTCACGGTGTTGGGGCTGGACGGGGAAGGCGAAGCGCCGCCCGAGCTGCTGGCCACAGTAGCCGCTGCTCTGAATGACGATGACGTGCGACCGGTGGGTGATCGAGTGACTGTGCAGAGCGCAGAGGTGATCCGTTACGAGATTGACGCCATCTTGCACATGGCCAGCGCCGGCCCGGAAGCGGATGCCAGTTTGGCCGAGGCGAAAAGCCGCTTGGCAGCCTGGATCAATCCACGCAAGCGGCTGGGCGTCGAGGTCGCCCGCTCGGCTATTGACGCTCAGTTGCACGTTGCCGGCGTTGCCCGGGTTGAGTTGGTCGGGTGGCAGGATTTGGCCCCGACGAAAGCGCAAGCGGCTTTCTGTACGCGGTACAACGTGAGGCTGGCGGGCTGATATGAAAAGTTTACTGCCGCTCAACAGCACGCAACTGGAACGGGCCATGGAGGCCGCGTTTTTCGAAAAGACGATTGTCCCTCTGCGCGACCTCTACAACGCTGATACCTGCCCGGTGCATTTGTTGCCGCACCTGGCATGGGCATGGTCGGTGGATCGCTGGGATTACCGGTGGACTGAGGCGACCAAGCGCGCGGCCATCAAAGCGTCGTACTACATCCACAAGCACAAAGGCACCATCGGCGCGTTGCGCCGGGTGGTCGAGCCGCTCGGCTACCTGATCGAGATTGTCGAGTGGTTCAACACGGTGCCTGAGGGCGTGCCGGGCACCTTCGCGCTGAAGGTCGGGGTGCTCGATACCGGCATCACCGAAGAAATGTATCAGGAGCTTGAGCGCCTGATTGACGATGCCAAGCCCGTCACCCGGCAACTGACTGGGCTGGCGATCAGCCTGGAAACTCAAGGCGATTTGAATATCGCCGTGTCCCTCTACGAAGGCGACGAAATCGACGTTTACCCGCCCGTCATGCGTGACATTGAGGTCACTGGCCGCTTTGGCGTGGTCGGTCGCGAACACACCATTGATACCCTGGACGTTTATTATGATTGATGCGAATTCGCAGTTTTTTGCGATCCTCACGAACGTGGGGATGGCCAAGCAGGCGAATGCCGACGCGCTCGGCATTCCCTGGCTGATCACGCAAATGGGCGTGGGGGATGCCAACCCGAGCGGGCTGGCCGATCCGCCCAATCCGGTGCCGTCAGTCAGCCAAACCAAGCTGCTCAATGAGTGGCGCCGCAAGCCGCTCAACCAACTGAAGATCGACCCGGTCAACCCGGCGGTGATCATCGCCGAGCAGATCATCCCGGCCGATGAGGGCGGTAAGTGGATTCGCGAAATCGGCCTCTATGATGCGGACGGCGATCTGGTGGCAGTGGCCAACTGCGCGCCAAGCTTCAAGCCGTTGCTGTCGCAAGGCTCGGGCCGCACGCAAATCGTGCGGATGAACTTCATTGTCACCAGTACCGGGAACATTCAGCTCAAGATTGACCCGGCGATTGTGCTGGCCTCGCGGGCCTACGTTGACGCGGCCATTCTGGAAGTGCTGCCGAAGAACAAGGTCCCGGGCGAATACACGCGGGTCAAGGTCAACGATCGCGGGATTGTCGTATCGGGTGATAACCCGGAAACGCTCGCCGCCATGGGTATCAAGGACAGCTACACCAAGGTCGAAATCGAGGCGATGATTGCCCAGGCCTCGGCGCTGCCTGTAGGCGCCACGGTGGCGTTTCCGCTGGACAAGGTCGCTCCCGGTTTTCTTGAGCTGGACGGCAGCGTCAAAAGTATTGCGGTCTATCCCGATCTGGCTGCGTTCCTCGGTACGGCCTTCAACAAGGGCGGCGAGGGTGCCGGGAATTTCCGTCTGCCGGAGTCGCGCGGCGAATTCTTGCGCGGCTGGGATCATGGGCGCGGTGTAGATGCTGGCCGTGCAATTGGTAGCAGTCAGCTTGATGCCTTGCAGAACATTACCGGCCAATATGCGGCTAACAACGGCGTACAGCTCGCGGCTACAGGAACGGTGTTAGGCGCTTTCACCGCGACGGCGAGTGGCGGGACGCAGCTTCCGAACGGAACTGCCTCATCCGGCGTAATCAATATGTCTTTTGACGCCTCCAGGGTGGCGCGAACTGCTGACGAGACGCGCGGCCGGAACTTGGCGGTGATCTGGTGTATTAAGGCGTGGAACGCACCAATCAATCAGGGAAATATTGACGTTGCTGCGCTCGCGGCTCTGGCCACGCAGGCCACCGAAGTCAAGCTGGGTACTGCCAAGGTTGCAACTCAAACGGAAGTTGATGCCGGTGTAGATGACACTAAGTTTGTAACCGCCAAAAAGCTCCTTGCTGGCTTCGGAATGACAGTCGGCCAGAATGGGTTTATTCGACTTCCACGCTGGCTAGGTGGCTTCACTATTCAGTGGGGGCTTACCACGGTTGGTTCTAACGGTGATTGTGTAATCACACTTCCAACCAACTACAACGTGCAGCACTTTCAGATTCTGTCGATTGCGGGTTCTATCACAGGCATGGCTGTCGCTTACACGGGACTCAGTTTGTCGGGAGCTGTGATTCCGCACTATGTCCCTTCTACCGCCGCCAAGGCTGGGGGCGGTTATAACTGTGTTTGGATATCGTTCGGGAAGTAACCCATGAAAATCTTTGTGTCTCCTACAGTGGGCGGCTTTTTTCATCAACCAGGGAATAACAACATTCCCGAAGATGCCGTGCAAATCACGTCCGACCAATACGCAATTTTGTTGCGCGGACTTTCCGAAGGTAAATCAATCGCTTGGGTCGGCGAGGGTGTGCCGGTGCTGGTAGACCCCGAGCCGGCTGCCAAAGATTACAAGCGGGTCGTGGCTCAGGAGCGTTTCGCACGCGAGGCCACTGGCGTTAGCGTCGATGGCCTGCAAATCGAAACGACCCGCGACAGCCAGGCGCTGATTGCCAGTACCGGATTGTCCGCCGTTCTCGATCCCGAATACCGCTGCAACTTCAAGACGGTCGGCGGGTTTGTCGAGATTGGTGCGGCGCAAATCATCGCCATCGCCAAGGCCGTGCGGGCGCACGTTCAAGCCTGCTTTGACCGCGAGTTGACGCTGTTGCGCGCGATCGAGGCCGGCGAGTATCACGAGGACATGCTGTCGCAGGGCTGGCCGGATTCCACGCCGCCAGATCCGGCCGAGCTGCAATAGACGCCCCGCACTGACGGGGCGTTTTCTTTTCCGTTACGCGTAACACGAACACCCTCACAGCCTCGCTTATGCGGGGTTTTTTCGTTTCTGGAGACTGACCCCTATGAGTTTTTTTCACGGCGTGACGACCACGTCGGTCGACACAGGCGCACGCACCATCTCGCTGCCGTCGTCCTCGATCATCGGTCTGTGCGACACCTTCACACCTGGCGTTCTGGGCGGTGGTACGGCCAAGGCGGGCGAGCTGAAATTGATCACTACCGAGCGCGAGGCCATCGCCGCTTTCGGTCCTGACTCGGCGATCACCAAGGCCTGTCAGGCCATCTACGTCAAAGCCAAGGCGGTAATCGTCGCCATCGGCGTGGCCAAGCTGGAAGACGCCGCCCTGCAGACCTCGGCAATCATCGGCGGAGTTTTGGCTTCGGGGCAACGCACCGGTTTGCAGGCGCTGCTCGACGGTAAAAGTCTGTTCAATGCGCAGCCGCGACTGTTGATCGCGCCGGGTCATACCGCGACTCAGGCGGTGGCTACGGCGCTCGATAGCGTGGCGCAGAAGCTGCGCGCCATCGGCATCATCGACGGCCCTGGCACGACCGACGAGGCCGCCATGGCCTACGCCGATAACTTCGGCAGTCGCAACCTGTTCATGGTCGACCCGGGCGTCAAGTATTGGGACACCGTCACCAGCAAGACCGTCGACGCGCCCGGTTCGGCTTGGGCGGCGGGCCTGTTTGCCTGGACGGATGCTGAGTACGGTTTCTGGGCCTCGCCGTCGAACAAGGAATTGACCGGCATCACCGGTACCGGCCGCGCGGTCGAGTACCTGGACGGCGACGAAACCTGCCGGGCGAACCTGCTCAATAACGCCAATATCACCACGATCATTCGCGATGACGGTTACCGTCTGTGGGGCAACCGCACGCTGTCGAGCGATCCGAAGTGGGCCTTCGTCACCCGCGTTCGCACGCTGTTCATCCTCATGGACGCGGTGCAGGCCGGGCACAAGTGGGCGGTTGACCGCTCGATCACCAAGACCTACGTGACCGATGTCACCAACGGTCTGGATGCATTCATGCGTGACCTGAAAGCTCAGGGCGCAATCATCAACTTTGAAGTGTTCCCCGACACCGAATTGAACACGGCCAGCCAGATCGCCCAGGGCAAGGTGTATTGGCGCATCCGTTTCACCGACGTGCCGCCGGCAGAAAACCCGAATTTCCTTTTCGAAGTCACCGATCAATGGATGACCGAAGTGCTTGAAGCAGCCTAAGGGGGCGTAACCAATGATTCCTCAGACTTTGTACAACACCAACCTGTTCGTCGACGGCGTGAACTTCTCCGGCGACGTGCCGAGCCTGACGCTGCCCAAGCTGACCACCAAGACCGACGAATATCGTGGGGGCGGCATGGCCGGTCCCATCGAGATGGATCAGGGGCTTGAGAAAATGGAAGCCTCGTTTGTCACCAAGGGCGTGCGCCGCGAGTCGCTCAAATACTTCGGTCTGGCTGACGGCACCGCTTTCAACGCCACGTTCCGAGGTGCCTTCAAGGGCCAGAAGGGCGCGGTGACAGCGGTCGTTGCCACCCTGCGCGGTCGCCTCAAAGAGGTCGATCTCGGTGACTGGAAAGCCGGTGATGCGGCTGAGATCAAACACGCCGTTGCGGTCACGTACTACAAGCTCGAAATCGACGGGCGCCTGATGTACGAAATCGACATGGTCGCCGGCATTCAGGTGATCGACGGCAAAGACCAACTGCTCGAAGTGCGCAACGCGCTTGGCCTGTAAGGAATAGATTCAGATGACTCAAGCAATCGCTAAAAACCTGCCGGCCTGGCTGTCGCTCAGTGCAGCCGGTGCCGTTGTAACGCTGACCCGTCCAAGCCAAGCCAATAGCATCGACGTCGAGACGTTGAACCTGCGTAACCCGACCGTGCGTGAAGTGCGTGCGGCTGATCGTGCTGCCAACGGCGATGATGAACAGCGCGAACTGATGCTGTTCGCCGGTCTCGCCGAAGTCGGACTGAAGGATCTGGAAGGCCTCAAGCTGACGGATTATCGCCGCGTGCAAACGGCGTATTCGCACCTGGTACCGAAAACCGATTATTCGGACTCGATGCCGGCGTGGTTGTCGTTGACCACCGATCAGGTGCTGGTAACGCTGTCGTGTCCGAGTGAAATCAACGGCGTGACCGTCGACAAGCTGGCCTTGCGTTCGCCGACCGTGGGCGACGTGCGGTCGGCCAACCGTGAGGTGGGTGGCGATGATGAGCAGCGCGAGCTGGTGTTGTTTGCTGCGTTGTCCGGTGCGCCTGTCGCGGATCTGGAGGGGCTGAAGCTGGTGGATTTTAACCGCTTGCAGGCCGGCTATTTTCGCATGGACAACGACGACGGGCTTTAACCCCTGCGTTATCAAGTCGGCGGCGAAACGTCTGGCGGCGGAAACCGGATTTTCCGCCGCTGAGATCCAGTCGATGCCGTTCGCGGATATGGTGTGGTGGCTCACGGATTGAGCTGCCACCGGTAGTGCTGGGCACATGAGGGCCATGACATGGCAAACAAACTCGCCCTCGGGCTGGTGATCGGCGGTGCCGTCAGTTCCACGGTCGGCGCCGCGTTCAAGGATGTGACCGGGCGCATTAAGCGCCTTGAGGCTGAAGGCAACAAAGCGCGCGTGCTGCAGCGCACGATTGGCGACACCATCCGCCTGCGCGAAGAATGGAAAAAGGCTCACGACACCGGCGCTGCCGGCGCGTCCAAATTACTCAACCGTTTGAACTCGAACCTCGACAGCTTGAAAAAGCAGGGGATTGAGGTCGGCCGGCTGGAAAAAGCCTATCGCTCGATGGGGCAGACGGCCAACAAAGCCGAGCTGAAAGCCAAGGGGCATCAGCAGATCGATTCTGGCGTAAAGGGCATGAAGGGCGCCGTCGGTGCGGCGGTGGTCGGTGTCGGTGCCATGGCGGTACCGACCAAGGTCAGCGCTGACTTTGGCGCGATTGTGCGTGACATCGCGATCAAGGCCGGCATTGCCAACAAACCGCAAGAGCAGGAAATGTCGCGCAAGATCATCGACACTTCACGCGACACCGGCATGGCGCGCAACGATGTGGCCGACGTGGTCAATCAGTTGGTCGGCGCCGGCATGGACCTGAGCAAGGCGTTGGAATACGCGCCTGTCGCGGCCAAGTTTGTCGTGGGGCAGGGATCCAGCGGCGTCGACACAGCGAAGATGATCAACGCCCTGGGGCAGAACGCCAAGATCACCGACCCCAAGCAGATGCAGCAGGCGCTGGAGGCGATCGCCTACCAAGGGCAGGCGGGCAGCTTTGAGGCGGCCGACATGGCTAAGTGGTTTCCGGAGCTGCTGGCCAACATGGCCAGCAACGGCATCACCGGCTTGGATGCGGTGACGCAGTTGGGCGCCATGTTGCAGGTGCAGATGAAGCAGGCCGGCAGTTCGGACGAAGCGGCCAACAACCTGAAAAACTGGATGGGCAAAATCGGTTCGACCGATACGGTCAAGGCTTACGAAAAAGCCGGGATTGATTACAAGGGATCGATGCAGACCGGTTTGCAAAACGGTATGTCGACGCTTGAGGCCAGCATGGCACTGGCCCAGAAATACATTCAGGCGACCGATCCAAAGCGCGCGGCGGCCATGGCCGAAGCGACGTCAAAAATCAGCAAGGAAGCTAATCCCGATAAGGCCAAGGCCATGATGGCCTCGCTGGAAGAATCCCTGCGCACCGGTGACCTGTTCGCCGACATGCAGGTCAAGGCCGCACTGTCGGCCTACATGCAGAACAAGGGGCTGTACAGCCAGCTCAAAAACGATTCGCGGGACGCGACCGGGATCCTCGACAAAAACCTCGCCGAGCGGCGTGAGTCGTCATCGCAGAAGTGGGCGGAAATGGCTCAGTCGATGGACGACGCCATGCGCAGCATCGGTGATGCCCTGCGTCCGGTGACGGACACCGTGGCCGAGTCGTTGACCAAGGTTACTAAAGGCATTACGTCGCTGACGGATAGCGCGCCGGGGGTGGTTGCCGGTATCGCCACGGTCGGGGCGGGGCTGATCGCCTTAAAAGGTATCTTCAGCACGATCAAGATCAGCAAGGGGCTGCTAAACCTTGCGCGTGGGTCGCGCGGTGGCAGGAGTGGGAGCGAAGCCCCAAATAAAAAAACCGGAGAACTTGATCTGGTAGCGACTGGCCTGGATGTTGTTTCGCGGGTGAAGGAAGCGGCAACGGGCGGCGGCCTTGGCACTGAAACTGGCGCAGGTCACGACGGCGTCCAAAAAGTTTTCGTCGTCAATGCCAACGCCATGGGCGGCACTGGCGGCGCGGATATTCAAGGCGAGTCTCGCCGGCGTGGTCGCGGCTCGCGGCGCAGTGCTTCGCGGCGGCGGCCGCTGCCTCGGCCTGGGGCGGCGCGTTCACCGCTGCCGCGTCCGTCTGTTCCCGTACCACGGCCGGTCGCTCCACCGGTACCGGCTGTTCCGGCGGGCACGATGGCCAAGCTGGGCGGGGTTGTGCAGGCCGTTGGTAAGGTCGGCAAAGTCGCCAAGATGATTCCAGGCGGTACGCTGCTGGAGTCCGGGGCCATGGCCTACGAGACTTTTGAAAACGCCAAGACCAAGGACGAAAAAGCCGAGGGCTACGGTGCGGCCGCTGGCAACCTGGCCGGCACCATGGCGGGCGCCGCAGCTGGGGCCGCCATCGGTTCGGTGGTGCCGATCATTGGCACGGCCATCGGCGGCTTGATCGGTGCTTACCTGGGCAGTCAGGGCGGTGCGGCGCTGGGCGGGTCGTTGGGCAAGTCGCTGTTTGGTGGCGAGGATGAAAAGCCCGAGCAAACGGCAAAGGCGCCGGTGCCGACTACGCCGCTCATGATGGCGTCGGCGGGCCAACAAGGACCGGCGCTGGGGGATGTCGCACGCTCGATGGCGGTGACGGCGCCGCTCAAGTCTGCGGCGCTGGCCATTCAGCCGAAGGAGCCAGAAAACCCGGTGCCGGCCAAAGTAGACCAGCAGTTTCAGTACTCGCTGAGTATGCCGGTCACGGTGCAGGGCGACGTCAAAGACCCGCAAACCTTGGCGCAGGATCTGATGCCGCACATGCAGCGAATGATGGCGGACGCGGCGAAGAGTAACGCCGCCAAGCTGTACGACGAACCCCATGTCTAAGGAGGTTTCATGGCTTACATGGAGCAGATGCAATCGAGCCTGAAGTACCTGGTCGAGGCGGCAGAAACCGGCCGACGCAGTGCCGATGGCATGCTGACCCCGGTCAACGGTGCGATCCGCGAACTAACCGGCGCCGCGTCCGAGCTGGAGAACATCCCGTTTGTTAGTCCGGCCATCGGCGCCAAACTTCAGCGGGTGATGCGCGGCGTCGATGCGGCTCAAGCCAAGGTCGGTCAGGTGGTAGCGGTGTACGGCCGCGCCACCCGCGCGGCGGCTGAAGTGCAGGAGCGGCTGGGCACGGTGAAGGAACAGGCGGGCAAGGCGGCCACGGCGATCAACAACGTCGCCGGCAAGGTCAGTCCGTCGCTGGCCAACATCGTGCCCACCAGTTCCTTTGCCGTGGAGGCCACGCCGGCGCCGGAGGCGGTGAAGCCGTTCCCGCATCTGATGATCATTCAGCCGCGCGATTCGAAAATTGAGCCGTATTACTTCAATCTGGACACGGCAGCCTTTGATGAGCTGAGCCGTTCGACTGAATTCCGCTGGGCTTCGCAGGAGCGGCTGACGCGCCGGCCGGCGAAGCAGGGCATCGGTATGGGCGATGAAAAGTTGACGCTCAAAGGCACGATCTACCCAGGCTTCAAGGGTGGATTGAAGCAGATGGACACGCTGCGTTCCATCGGGGCCAGGCTGCAACCGCTGACCCTGACCACGGGCTATGGCGAGGTGATCGGGACGTGGTGCCTGAAAAACATCAACGAGGAGCAGTCCGCACTGCTGCACGGCGGGATTGCTCGCAAACAGGGGTTCACTTTGGAGTTTGAGCGCTATGGCGACGACATGCAGGACGTCTGATGGCGACATGCTCGATGTCATTTGCAACAACGTTTACGGCCATCTGAATGGCAGCGTCGAGGCCGTGCTCGATGCCAATCAGGGGCTGGCCGATGAGCCTCAACCGTTCCGGTCGGGCGTGATTATCGTCCTGCCGGATCTGCCCAGCCCGACCAGTGAGGGCGTCAGCTTGTGGGATTGACCCGGGGCGATGCCTTCGCCGGCGCCGCGTCGCGTTACGCGTAACGCGTAACGACACCTTGTTTTTCTGGCCCGCCTTGTGCGGGTTTTTTATTGGAAAAAAACCATGACTCCGATGTTTCGAATCGTCGCCGATGGGGCCGACGTCACGGCCAAGATCAATGATCGGCTGTTGTTGCTGCGTACCTCTGACAAGCCGGGCATGGAGTCCGACGAGTTTGAGTTGCGTATCGACGACCGTGATGGGCAAGTGCAATTGCCACGGCGTGGCAGCTCAATCGAGATTTACCTGGGGTATGCCGAAACGGCCCTGACGCGCATGGGCAGCTATACCGTGGACACGGTCGAGGTGTCAGGCCCACCCGACACCATCGTGATCAAGGGCAAGGCCAGCGACATGCGTGGCAGCGGCAAGACCATTCGTAGCGGAAGCTGGGAAGATGTGCCGCTGTCGAAGATCGTGGCTGACGTGGCCGCGCGCAATGGCTGGCAGCCGGTTTGCCCGGTGTCGACCAAGGTCGCCCGGGTCGACCAGCTCAACGAGTCCGATTTTAATTTCATCACCCGTCTGGCCAAGCAATACGACTGCACGGCCAAGGTGGCAGACGGCAAGCTGTTGGTGATGCCGCGCCAGGGTGGCCAGACGGCCAGCGGCAAGGCGTTCGGCGCCATCACCCTGACCCGCAGTGACCTCAGCCGCTGGCAATTCAGTCTCGGTGATCGCAACTCGCACAAGGCGGTGGCCACCAAACATCAGGACAAGAAAAACGGCAAGCTGGCGGTGGTCACCATCGACAACGATGACGCTCCGGACGGCTTGCCGGCAGTGCATACCGATCGCCATATCTACCCAAACAAGACCGCCGCCGAAGCGGCCGCCAAGGCGCGGCTGTCAGCGTTCAACCGCTCGACCGCCGACGTGCGGTTTGAGATGGAAGGACGGACTGACATCTTCGCCGAGCGGCCGATTCTCGCCCAGGGCTTCAAGGTCGGGCTTGATGGCGAGTATCTGGCGGACTCGGTGGAGCAGGTGTTCACCCAATCCGGCTGGTCGACAACCGTCGAATGCAATGCCGGCAAAGCTGGTAAATCCAAGGGCAAGAAAAAGAAAGGTGCAAAACCGCCACTCAAGGTGGTGAGCGTCGAGAAACAGTAGCCGCATCCCATCGCCGCCTGAGTGCGGCTTTTTTATGTCTGGAGTTTGGTATGTCCATCAGTCAGCAGCAGTTGCTGCAGATCCTCCCGAACGCCCGCACTCAAGCGGGCGTTTTTGTTTCCGCCCTGAACACCGCCATGCAGCACTACCAGATCTTGGGCACGAAGCGCGCCGCCGCATTTCTCGCGCAGATCGGTCACGAGTCGGGTCAGCTGCGCTACGTCCGTGAAATCTGGGGGCCGACCGCTGCGCAACGCGGATACGAGGGGCGCGAAGACCTCGGCAATACCGTGCCGGGCGATGGCCGCAAGTATTGCGGTCGCGGCCTGATTCAAATCACAGGCCGGGCGAACTACGCGAAGTGCGGCGAAGCGCTGGGCCTCGATCTGATCAGCCACCCGGAACTGCTCGAGCTGCCTCAGCATGCCGCGATGTCGGCGGCGTGGTTCTGGAAGCAAAAGGGACTGAATGATTTGGCCGATCGGGAAGAGTTCAACACCATCACTCGGCGCATCAACGGCGGGCTGAACGGCTTGGCGGAACGGCTGGCGCTGTGGGAGACGGCGCGCGAGGTGCTGGCGTGACCGTGCCGTGGCGGTTGATCGGCGTGCTGGCGCTGGCGCTCGCCGGCTTCGGCAGCGCCTGGCAGTTTCAGGAATGGCGCTATGGCAGGCAGCTTGCCGAGCAGGCCAAGCTCAACGGCGAGACGCTGAACCAACTTGCCACGGCCGGCGCCGCGGCGCAGAAGGCCGAGCAGGACAAGCGGCTGGCGCTTGAGCTGAGGCTGGCGGCCAGTGAGCAAACTCATTACAGGAAATTGAGCGATGCCCAACGTGACCAGGATCGCCTGCGCGATCGCCTTGCCACTTCTGATCTGCGGCTGTCAGTCCTCATGGACGCGGATTCAGCCGGTGGCTGTGACGTGCCAAAAACCACCGGCGCCGGCGGCGTGGATCATGCAACCGTACGAGCCCGACTTGACCCGGCGCATGCTCAACGAATTATCGCCGTCACCGACACAGGTGATCGCGGACTGATCGCATTGCGGGCGTGCCAGGACTATGTACGAAATGTGCAACATTGATGGCCCTCCGCCACGCTTGCGAAGGCGAACCTCCTGAACCATCATTCGCATTTGAGGACGGACGCATAGCGATGGACAAGCGTTTCATAGGGCTTTCTTTTCTGATGACGCTTGCCTGGGCTGCAGTCGTTTTGTCGGTGATCTACTGGATGGGAAACTGAGTATAAGGGGTGGTCAGATTGGAAGGCGTGGTGATGGGCGACAAAATGCAGCGAGAAGCCGATCGTCTACTTGCGCAGATCGTCCGCACGGATTCGATGATCACTGCGGTGAAGGCGGGAGCACGGGCGGAAGGCTTCGTGCTTGGGCTGGAAACCGCCGGTGCGTTGCGCTCCGGCGATGCTGAAAGGCTGTACATCATTTTTGAAGCTGCGCTGGTAGAGCACCTGAAAACACTGTCGCAGCATTGAATCATTCAGTTGTTTTCATCGATCGGCTTTATCGGCCCACTTTGTCGATTGCAGACCTTGCCCTCGGCGCGAAGCGCCAGCCCGTCACAAAAATATCTTCGTTCAGGTACGTCCGGGTGCCCAACACCCCATCGCGAAGGGATGTTCAACTCCGAGTGTGGTCCATTTTGGCGAGTAAAAGGCGGCCATCACATACAATCCACTCAAGAACTCCTTGTCGCTTGCCGATAGCTTTATCGAGAATGCCAAGGATTGAAGGCGTTTGATCTGCCGGATTTCCAATCATGCAGTTGCTCCCTTTCCAAAGTTTGCGAATGAAATTCGCAATGGTCGTCGCCGTCGCGGTGTTGGTCCTCACGTGCATCTTCGGCACCGTCATTGGTGCATCCGCAATTTCCAGACACAAAGAACAAACCGGGCATCAGCTTGCGGAATATGCCGCTTCGATGATCGACCGTCTTGATCGCGACATGCATAGCCGCGCTAAGGAGCTAAGTGTTCTGAGTGCCTTAGAGGCTTTGCGCAATCCCGCGAACGTATCCCAAGCACGTACCTTGCTTAACCACCTCAATGCTCAGTTCCCGAGCTACTCCTGGATTGGACTTACTGATGCCCAAGGCACCGTAGTCGCATCCACAGGACGGCTACTTGAAGGCGTCAACATTGCCCACCGACCGGTCTTCATCGAGGGACAAGACAAGACGTTTGTAGGTGATGTGCATGAAGCAGTCATGCTCGCCAAGCTATTGGCCAACCCGACGGGCGAAGCTATGAAATTCGTGGATATCAGCATGCCTGTCAAAGGTAAGAACGGAGAGTTCATAGGTGTATTAGGCACTCACCTCTCCTGGCAGTGGGCAGCAGAAATTGGCCGCACGATGTTCGAACCTCTGAAGAAAAGTCTTCCAGAATTGGAGTTTTTGGTTATCGGCAGAGACGGAGTCGTCTTGCTCGGCCCCAAGCGACTCATCGGGCACCCGTGCGGAGCTTGCGTTGCCCGGAACAGCGAGACTGACTGGACGGTGAGTGACTGGGAGGATGGCAAGAAATACGTCTCGGGGCGCGCCGAAAGCACCGGACTTGACGGCTACCCTGGGTTAGGCTGGACGGTCGTGACGCGTCAGCCAGCAAAAGTCGCATTTGCGGAGGCGAACGGACTACGCGCAGAAGTTTTACTCTGGGGTAGTCTCTTATCCGTCGCATTCGCCGCGCTCGGATGGTATGTGGCAGGCATTATTACTCGTCCACTCAACCAGATTGCCGATGCAGCAACACGCTTAGCTGAAGGCGCTGACGTAGATATTCCCCTGGTAAAAGGCAGCGTGGAGGTTGAAAAACTGAGCATAGTCATTCGACATCTGGTCGAGAGTCTGACGCAGAAACAGGGGCAGTTAGCGCTCATCAGCGGCGTAGCGTATCGGGATACTGTGACGGGGCTACCCAACCGTGCTGCGCTGGAAAACTACGTAAAGAGTGTTCAAGACGAACCAGGGCAGCATCCAGCTTTCGGCGTGTTGTGCCTAGATCTTGATGGTTTCAAGCCTGTCAACGATAGTTTTGGCCATGCGGTCGGAGACGCATTGCTCCATTCAGTCGGCTTGCGTCTTTCTGCCGCCGTGCGTGATGGCGATATCGCTGTCCGCCACGGCGGCGACGAGTTCGTTCTGCTGCTCCGATTGAAGCCTGGCGAGTCGTTGGATAACGTGCAGAGTGCGGCTCAGCGAATTCTCAAAAAAATTGGAGAGCCTGTCACGATTGCCGGCCAGGTTATCAGGGTCGGCTGCAGCATAGGCGGGGCGCTGTGGACGACGGGGGATTTTGCTGACGCTCTAGGCAAGGCTGATGAGGCGCTGTATCGCGCGAAGCGGGCTGGAAAATCCCAGGCGCAGTTTCATCAGACTGGCGAATCTATACCTAATTAGACTGTGACCTAAGCTTCGAGATCATTCTCTCTTGAACTCAAGCTACGGCGTTAGCCGTCGTATTCGCACGACCCGTGCGCTTCGTTCAGGCACTGGCTAATCGCTGCGCAAAGGGTCGTAGCCTTGTGGCACGCTGAGCGCCGCTGCGAAATCGTGAATGCCGCTGTACTGGGAAAGTCGTCCGCACATTGCCATGCCCTCGGCTCGATCTGATTCAGCGTAGACCCCCCAGCGCTGGTTCGTCACCAACCTTTTTCGGCGCAGGTTTCGCAATGACCTGCCAGCTCCCCCCGGTCTCGAGCTTCTCTGAGCAGGCGCTGGTTTTCCTTGAACAGGTGGTTTCTGCTGTGCTCAACGTCGGCGAATCTTCGCCTCTCGCTCAGTAAATCCCCTTCGGCGTACTGAAGCTTGGCCTTGAGAGAATCTCTCTCCTGCCTGAGTGCGTCATTGTCTCGAACCAGGCCCTGAATATTTTCCAATGCGCGCTCCAGCTTGAGAGTGAGCGATTCGAATTCGTTCTCGTACATCCTGAGCTGGTGTCGGCAGGTTTCGAGCGGGGTCGGGTTGCCGAGCCAATCGTCAGTGTCTTCTATGAGGTGATCCACGGGAATGCCTTACTGAATACTGTTTGGATGTACAGTAATTGAGGCGCGACAAGGGGGCGAGGGTGAGGCGACGAGCTGTCAGTCGGGTGTCATCAATACAGCCAAAGTCATTTTGATGAATTCTTCATTTCGATCGAGCGCGGCCAGAGAGCTTCGGACGTTTTCGGCGACATCGGCGGATCCGCGCTGCTCGACCCATAGGGTTAGCTCCATGATGGCAGCCTCAAGGGCGAGCTGGTTTTCGTTGATTTTGGAGAGTAGGGAAGGGAGCAGATCAGAGTTTGGCAT